CTAAAACGAAAGTAGGCGTGGCTCGCCAAAAAATGACTAGAAGCCGTGGACATTGTGTTATTTGGGACCCAACAAGATTTTTGCAAGTTTAAACACATGCAATTTTGGTTCAATTTTTTCGCGATAACTAAGAAATTCTGGCTATATTCTACGGTCGGTCTTTTTATGTTGTCGCGCGTGTGGAATGTTTGTTCTTTTATTCGCCAGACCTTCTTTTCCGGTCGATGGGCGTGGTCAATTTTTAATTTCCATAAGCTATTCACTTGGACTCTACAGTATTTTATTAACGATTGCTTTCACTATGTGCAGTGGGGAAACCGCTTGGAGCAAGCCTTAGATGATTACATTATACCTAAGGAAGTTCGTATCCAGATAGCATGTGATAAAGCTGAGAAGGAAGGTGGTAGAACTGGATACATGCAGGCTAGCATTTATTATCGCGTGCATCCGCCACCCTCTTCTTTGGAACTGATCGTGGGGAAGAAAGCCAACCTCGTGCGAATTGGATTGAATGTAGCAGGAATGGTGGCCGCTGCCGCGGCATGTTACAGCTTTTATCGCTTGTACCGTGAGTTAAACCCCGTTCCTGGCGTACACGCTGGAATGAAGAAGCCTTTGAGTGACATGTTGGTTGAGATGACAAATGAAGTTGGGGAAGGGAAAAAGGAGCAGATTCAGGACGAGTTATGCTCCCCTTACCATGATCAACCCATGTCTTCTTTTCGGATTAAGAATATTGCGCGACGTATTGTTCGTGCTCGTATCCGCGACTCTCAGGAATTGAAGGACTGGCATTCATTGATTGTTCGATTAGAAGATGTCTCAGGAGAGATTATTCCTTATCCTTCTGTTGCAGACGCGAAATTGGACACAGAGGTGCCTTGGTTTGACCAGCGGGTCAATGGCTACCCTAAAGGGTTTGATAGTCTGGAAGCATGGGACAAACATTGTGAAGAGATGGAGGATTTCTGGCGTCAACTTGAAGCTGACTTAATGGTCAAGGATTTAGAGCTGCGCACTCATTCCTGTGAGGAAGGTGTTATTGTGCCATTACCCGGTGAGCATAAGGACAGCTGGGCCAAAGTTTGTCCGAACAAGGGACATTTAGGTCAAAGCTCGCTGACAACGTCCCCTCTTGATCTGGAGAGAAAATTGGAGCGGAATTTGTTGTACGGTACCGTTTCATGGTTTGTAGATGGTGAACAGCGATCTGCTAGCACCCACGTACTATGTGTCGGTGGGTCTGATTGGTTGATCCCTACCCACGTTTTTAAACATGGTGTTGACGATTATTACTTATCGGCCACTATTTGTAGCGCAGATGAAGCCGCGCCTCATGTGAGAGGGTCGTTTTCGAGGGAAACCATGGTGGAGCTTAATGATGTTGATTTCACTTTGGTGAGAGTCGTGGGATCTGTCCCAAAATGTTCCCTGATTGACTTTTTCCCCATTTTTGAAGCACCTAATACGCGAGCTCAATTGCTATATGTGGAGGATGGCACGTTGATGAAGTCTAGCCTACGTAATCTTCCCCTGTGCACAGAACATGACGTTTCTCACCAAGGTGGTTTCTACAAGCGGATGTGCGTGGCAATGCAGCAACACTATCCTATTCAGACTTATACTGGTTTGTGCGGTGCTGTTTGGATGGGCGGTGTGGAAACGAAGCCCTTTATACACAGTCTACACATTTGTGGAACAGCAGGGACATACCTAGGTGGCTCATGCATCATCACCCAATCATACTTGAAAGGAGCACTGCAGGCCCTGGACGAAAGATGTATGCGTGTTGCAACTTCAGAAAATTTTCCATTGAAGGTGCAATCACGGGAGTGGACGCCAGATCTTAATGAGCGACATTTTTTAAATTTCATTCCCTTGCATGCCGACCAGAGTCCTATTATTGATTTCGTAGGCACACACACTGGTCATTCCGGAAAGTACAAGCAAGACATTCGGGAATCCTTGATCGCGCCGTACCTGCGTGAGCGATTGGACTGGCCTGTAGTTCATAAACCAGTGCCTCATCCTAATGGAACGGTCCACTTTCACAAAGCTATGGAGGAGATTGCTTATCCGCGCACGGAGTTTGTTTCGTCAATTTTGTTGAAAGCAGTTGACGATTTGAGAGGGAAGATCCTTGATCATGTTTCCACGATACCAGATTTGAAAGAAATGGTCAAACCGTTGGTCCCAACAGCAGTCGTGTCTGGTCTTGATGGTGTTGTAGGCGTAGACAAAATGAACCCAAATACCTCTGCAGGGTTCCCTGAGCGTGGAAAGAAAGGTAGATTCTTTGTCGAGGGTGATCATGAGGTTCCTGTCACTGAGCCAATGACGTTTGATGACGAACATATGGCTCTAGTTTTGGAGATGGAAAACAATTTAGCTTCTGGGAAACGTGTTTATGCACCGTTTACTTTGTCC